ATGGTCGTTCATGAGCTGGATCAGACCAATCATTACAGGCTTGCCCGGCACTACACCGAGTACCGTTATCAGCACGCTCTCCTGCGGAAGCAGAACAGCACCGATGCGAAGATCCTGTCCCTTCTCCGGCACGAAAACGAGCTGGCAAAGCAGGAGAACGCCAACAAGGACCCGATTCTGAACTCCACCATGCGTGACTACCTGGCAAGCGAGGTGTCCGAGGACATCTGCCGCCGATATATCTTCCCGGAAGATGTGGTGCGGGCGCATGACGATGGCATCATCCATGTGCATGACATGGGCTATGTCAGCGGCCCCATTTCCAATTGCGAACTGGTGAATCTGGAGGATATGCTCCAGAACGGCACCGTCATCTCCGAGACGCTGATCGAAAAGCCGCACAGCTTTTCCACGGCCTGCAATATCGCCACCCAGATCATCGCACAGGTGGCATCCAACACCTACGGCGGTCAGACCATCTCCCTGGCGCACCTCGCGCCCTTTGTGGATGTAAGCCGCCAGCGGTACCGCAGGGAGATCGCCGATGAGCTTTCCGCAGTGGGGAAGACCGCAACACCGGATGAGATCGACCGCATGGCTGAAATGCGGGTGGAAAAGGAAGTCCGGCGCGGTGTCCAGACCATCCAGTACCAGATCCAGACACTCCTGACCACCAACGGTCAGACACCTTTTGTGTCCGTGTTCCTGTATCTGGGTGAAGTACCCGCAGGGCAGACCCGCGACGACCTTGCCCTCATCATTGCAGAAACCCTCCGTCAGCGTCACGAGGGAATTAAGAATGAAGTGGGCGTCTGGGTAACTCCCGCATTTCCGAAACTTATCTACGTTCTCGATGAGGACAATATCACCGAGGACTCCCCGTACTGGTACCTTACCGTTCTGGCGGCGGAATGCACAGCCAAACGTATGGTGCCGGACTATATCAGTGCCAAGGTGATGCGTCATCTGAAAGGCGATGTGTACACCTGCATGGGATGTCGGGCGTTCCTCACCCCCGATACTCTGATATACGCTCATGCCGACACTGAAATGAAAAGGAAAGCCATCGAAGCATCAGTTCCTGAAGAAAGCCCTTTAAAGGCTCTGCTCGATTCTGAACGCATGACCATTGATGATGACCAGCTGCTCAAGGAACTCTGCGGATTGTCATGATTATTTATCAGGAAACAGACCATCAAAAGATAAGCTATTTACCTTGAAGTGTGTCTGTTTCCTGATAACTCAAAAGTACTGATAAGACATCCAGGCCCCGCCGATTGGGACCATGGGAACTGTGCTGGGTGTGGATGACACCGCCAGCATTCTGGTGCGCTGGGACAACGGCAGCAGATTGAATGTTGTTTACGGGGAGGACCGTGTGACAAAGATGGTCATGACCGACAAGGTCTTCCAAGCTATCATGTCCATCCGCGCCAGCGGCAAAACGAATATGTTCGACATCCCCACTGTCCAGCGGATCGCATTTGACGAAGAATTCTACGAGCTTGTAACCTATATCAGTGAACACCGAGACAAGTATGTGCGGTTCATCCTGCATGGAAGGGAGGAATAACCGATGGCAGAGAAGATCAAGGTTCTGCTGGTGGAACCCATGAAGAAGCCTAAACTGGTGGAGATCGACCACACGCTGGAAAACCTCCAGAATGCTGTAGGCGGAATGGTACAGGCTGTTTATCCCTGGGAAGACCCTGTCGCCATTCTGGCCGATGACGACGGTGAGCTCAAGGGCTATACCCCCAACCGGGTACTGGAGGATGAAGACGGCAAACCCTATGATATTCTGGTAGGTACCTTCCTGATCGTGGGACTTTCGGAGGACGATTTCGCATCCCTGCCGGAGGAGCTGGCAAAGAAGTATGAAGAGATGTTCCACTGGGAAGAGGTATTCATGCGAAGCATAGACGGACACATCCTGTGCCAGCGGATGAAGCCCGGTGATAAGGTGAGAGTGATATTCTGACCACCCCTCAGTGGGTGGAGGACAGAGGCTGGACAACCGGCCTTTTTCCTCTGTCTATTGTGGTATATGTACCCGAACATGGGCAGAAAAGTTTGTGCAGATTACAGGCGGTAAATCGGCATAAATCTTTCAAACAGGCGTGGCTATTTCCGGGATAGTACGGTAATATACAGTCACCAAAAGAAAACAACCCCTGCAGCGCAGGGGAACAGGAGGAAACACACCATGAAGAAGATCGAAAAGAAAGCCGCCGAATACCGCCTGCCGATGACCACCACCCCCGAGATGCTGGAAACCCGGTTCTTCACCGACACCGCCGTTTTCCTGACCTTCGGCAACAAAGTTCTGATGGCCGGGTACTTCTACCAGGGCAGAAACCAGAACAGCTACTTCGGCGCAACCTACGAGTTCACCACGAGCGATCACACCTGCGAAGGCGAGATCAAGCTCACCGGGATTTCCGAAGAGTTCTTCGCCGACAACGGACACGCCATGCAGTGGGCCATGACCCACTGAGAAGGGAGGAGCATGACAGCATACGCCAGGCTGCTCCTTGCAGAACAGACCGGCTGCACCATCCTGATCCGGGAAAAAGCAACCGGCAGGGAGGGTGTGGCAAGCAGCTGTGTGCGGGGAGTGGAGCTTTACTACGGAGCCCCGGACGGCAGTGACGACAAAACCGTCAGCATCGAAGAGTTCAACCGGGATTTCGAGATCACTGCGATGATCGTGATTTGATACGTTCATCGACACCCCTTATAAGGATCTGTGGAGGATTCCATGGGTCCTTTTTTGTATGCAAAAAACGAGAGAAGGAGGAGAACGCCAATGGCTACGAGAGGAAGAAAACCTACGCCGACCGCCATCAAGGAGCTGGAAGGCAACCCCGGCAAGCGTCCGCTGAACGGACAGGAACCGAAACCTATGAAAAAAGCCCCCGCCTGTCCCAAGTGGCTGGAGCCGGAGGCAAAGAAGGAGTGGCGGCGCCTTGCCAAGCAGATGGAAGCCATCGGCATCCTGACCGATGTGGATATGGCGGCCTTCGCTTCCTACTGTCAGGCTTATGCCCGCTGGAAGGAAGCAGAAGAGTTTATCACCCAGCACGGCTCCATCGTCAAGACTCCGTCCGGTTACTGGCAGCAAGTGCCGCAGGTCTCCATTGCCCAGACCTACAACAAGATCATGACGAAGCTGGCCGCCGAGTTCGGTCTGACCCCGTCCTCCCGTTCCCGCATCATTGCCGGGGAGGGTGAGCGCGACACCGCTGACGAGATGGAAGACCTCCTTGGAGGTGACTGATGGCACAGGAACGACCGAAGAATCTGCCTAAACTGGAGAACTACCAGCCTTCCCGGTTCATGCTTCCCACCAGTCATTATGACCCGGAGAAAGCAGACCGGGCGGTGAAGTTCATCGAACAGCTCAAGCACACCAAAGGTAAATGGGCGCGCAAGCCCTTCTGGCTGCTGCCCTGGCAGGAACAGATTATCCGGGATGTGTTCGGCATTGTGGATGAGAGCGGCAATCGCCAGTTCCGTACCGCCTTTGTGGAAATAGGCAAGAAGAACGGTAAGTCGGAGCTTGCCGCTGCGGTTGCCCTTTATCTCCTGTACGCCGATAACGAACCCTCTGCGGAAGTCTATGGTGCTGCTGCCGACCGACAGCAGGCCAGCATTGTCTTTGACGTTGCCAATCAAATGGTGCAGATGACACCTGCGCTGATGCGGCGATCCAAGATCATGGCGGCCACCAAGCGCATCGTCAACTATACCAACGGCGGCTTCTATCAGGTGCTTTCTGCGGAAGTTGCCACCAAGCACGGTCTGAACGTATCCGGACTTGTGTTTGACGAGCTGCACGCCCAGCCCAACCGCAAGCTCTATGATGTTCTGACCAAAGGCTCCGGTGACGCACGAGAACAGCCGCTGTACTTCCTCATCACTACCGCCGGTACCGACCGGGAAAGCATCTGCTACGAACTGCACCAGAAGGCACTGGACATTCTGGCTGGGCGGAAGATCGACCCGACCTTCTATCCTGTGGTCTATGGGCTTACTGACCAGGATGACTGGCACGATGAAGCCAACTGGTACAAGGCAAACCCCAGTCTGGGACAGACCATCACCGTGGAGCGTGTCCGGGACATGTACCGGGAGGCTCTGGACAATCCGGCAGAGGAGAACGTGTTCAAGCAGCTCCGCCTGAACATGTGGGTCTCCAGCCTGACCCGCTTTATCCCGGAACACATCTACGATCTGGGCAAGGACCCGATCAACATGGATGACCTTCTGGGACGGGAATGCTACGGCGGTCTTGACCTTTCCAGCACCGGCGACATCACTGCCTTTGTGCTGGTCTTCCCGCCGAGGAACGAAACGGAGAAGTACATCCTCCTGCCGTTCTTCTGGATCCCGGAGGAAACCATCCCGCTTCGAGTGCGAAGGGCATCCGTTCCTTACGATGTCTGGAACCAGCAGGGATACCTGATGGCCACCGAGGGAAACGTGGTGCATTACGGCTTCATCGAACACTTCATCTGCGAACTCGGCAAGAAGTACAACATCAGGGAGATCGCTGTGGACCGCTGGAACGCTACCATGCTGACCCAGAACCTGATGGACGATGGCTTTACCATGGTGCCTTTCGGTCAGGGCTACGCTTCCATGTCCCCGCCGACCAAGGAGTTCTATAAGCTGCTCATGAGTGGACAGATCCTCCACGGCGGCCACCCTGTCCTGCGCTGGATGTCCGGCAACGTTGTTGTGGACACCGACCCGGCAGGAAATATCAAGCCCACCAAAGCCCGAAGTCCGGAGAAGATCGAC